TGACCGACTTTAATCGCAGCGCTGCCGGTGACGTCCGTTTCCGCATTGCCGCCCACTGTAATCAGCTGGCTCTGCTGCGTGGCCACGCTGTAACTGCCGGTCGTCACGTGCTGAATTGCTCCGGCCATCAGTGACGCCGTTCCGATCACAGTGGTCCTGTCCGTGGCTTTGACTGTCGTTTCCCTGCTGACCAGATCACGCGTTTCCGTATCGGCTTTAACTTCCCGGCTCATGGACGTTTCACGAATGGCCTGATCGGTCTGGCGTTCCCAGTCTCCCGCCTGTGTTACCCGCTGTGATACTTCCGCGCGCTGCTGCTGCAGCTGTTCGCCCGGCTTCACGTCCGGCAGGCTCGTCCCGCCCGGCATGGTCTGGCGCACAAACGGTTTGTCCGGGCGTCCGCCGGTAAAACCGACCTCAACCAGCGTTCCCTCTGGCGGAAACTGAAACATACCGGAATCATTACCGGCCATCGGAACGGGCAGCGGCACGGCAGGATAAACCGGCGTGCTGCCGTCCGGATTGCCGTCAGCGTCCAGCAGCTGCAGATCGACGGCATAGCGCGGCCTGAAGGGGTCAGCAAAGTTTCCGCTTTTTACCGCCTCAGTCGGCGCAACAACGCGCGCCATTTTGGGCAGGTGCAGGTCGCTGGCCAGCTCCGGGTAATGGCTTTCAACCTGCCGCTGTACCGGTGTTTTTTGTAGCGGCTGGCCGGTGATACGGTTTCGCGGCGTCCAGGTGATTGTCATGGTGTCGCCGCTCAGCTGCACCTTTGTCACGCGCTGGCCGGTTTACGAAGGCTGCGAGCGCTCCACGTATCCGGTAAACCAGCGCAGCAGCCGGTCAGGATAGCCGGTATCAATGCGGACCATTTTGCCAGTGTAATCAGTGCTGGTCTTTGCCGTGATGAAGCCACGGCCACAGCTGCTAAGCTCCAGCACCAGAGCGGCATCAGTCAGATGCACTTCATCAGTTGACAGGTAAAGTCGGGTTACAGGTTTCATCGCTATTCCAGTGCGTCGTTTACCGGCTTAAGCACTTTGCGCTCAAACCACGTCATTTGTTCGTCGCTCTCGCCTGCGGCCTGCGGTCCGCCTTTGCCGCCGCCGGTCTGTTTGGTGGCCGTGGTTTTGCCGCTTGCGCGCGCTTCACGCTTTTCCTGAACGCTTACATGCTCTGTCAGGGTGAACGTTATCAGCCAGGCCATTTTTCCTTCCTACTGCGGGGCGTCCACATTGCCGGTGAACGTCGCCTCACGAAAACTTACCGCGCGCGCCACCTCATGCGCCACGCGGTATTTTTGCCGCTGGCCGCTGGCGTCGGTTGCTGAAGCCAGCTCAAAAATGCGCTTCAGCAGGGCAGCATCACTGAACCCTATTTCGCCGCTGATCCTCAGCTCTTTTCCCTTGATGCCCTGCTCTGCCTTAGCCGTTGAACTGGTCTGCCCGGACTGGTCTTTGTCCTGAAAAGCCATTGATACGGTAACCCGCATATTTTTAAGCGGGATGCCTTCACCGTTAAGCGCCAGCGTCGGGTTTGTACTCATGGATCATGCCTCTTATTCCTTCAAGATTGTCACCGACCAGCATCACGGCCGCCGAATACACAGCAGACGGCTGCGGAATATCTTTTTCCAGCTGCGTGAGCGTGGTCACCACGTCGCCGCCGCTGGTAAACACCCATGCCCGTGCGCTTTTGCCCTGCAGATCGCTCAGCCCGGCGGCAATCTCTGTCAGCATGGCATCACGTTTCTTGCCAAACGCAGCCAGCTGCGCTTTCAGCCCGTCAAGCCCGGCTGCTGCGCCTGCTTCACTCTGGGCCTGCTTCACGGCGGCGGCTGCAAACGCGGCGCGGCTGGATGGCACGGACAACGGCACGGATGGCGGCAGCATCGTGTTCATACGTGCAGGCAGCTGCATCTTTTCCATGGTCAGCGTGGCGGCAGACTGCGCCAGACGCTTAACCTGTACAAAAGCCGGTGCCGGGAAAACCTCTGCCAGCTGGTTCAGTGATGAAATAAAATTGTCATGCGTCTGGCTGGCCACCATCAGAATAACCACGTCAGCTTTTCCGCCAATGCCTGCCAGCTTTTGCGCCAGATAGGCAGTGGCATTCACCGGACTCAGGTATGCACCGTTAACCACATCAACGGCAGCAGCCAACACCGGCACGGTTTGAAAACGACTTTCAACGGAATAGACGAGTAAAGACAGGCTGCGGATAGCATCACTGGCTCTGTTAAGAATCTGATTGCGGCGTGCAACGGTCATCTTTTCCGTTGAAACCGCTTCCCCAGCGATTACCCCGACACTGGCTACAGCAGTTAATGCGCAAAACTGCATGTTTTCAGGTCTGACGTTGTTAACCGGTACTGAAGGCTGACAATTAATCTGACGCAAAAAACCATCAAGAATCGTTGGGTCTTCAGTGAGATCGATGATCGCCAGCAGTTCAGGTAATGTCAGTTGGTGCGACTGGTCCGGATTCAGCTTGTTGCGCAGTGTGGCCGGTTGCATTCCTACTTTTTTAGCCAGATCCGTGACGTTATGAGCCAAAGAAAACTGGCGGCAGGCATCATCGAGGTAGTTTCGTACTGAAACTTTATAATCGTACATGATTCGCACCTTACGAATTGATAGCCTGAATTACGCGTGAAGCGAAATGCGGCATTCGCTTAACGCTTCAACAGTTAATGCCGCCATGTTTACTTCAACCCGTGAGCGAGGCTTGTCACCCTTTCCTCGAATAGGCAGGCGACCATCACGAATCATGTCGCGAGCCGTACCCATAGCGGTTCCGGTCAGGCGGCAATATTCATCAAGCGGCAGGTAAGGTGTGGGGATGGTAATTGTAATGTTAGGACGCATAAGGCAAAATCCTCAGTTCATCTGAACTCGGCAAAGTTCAGTTATATTCGCATTTTGGGAAACAACGGAGCCATATTACTTCCGCTTTTGAGAATCTTCAAGATCATTTCTCAAAATGAGAAGTACGCGCAGATAACTATGAAATTCGATATCGACTTTGAAGGTGCGAGTGCCCCCATTCTTGATAGGGTTATCGAGGCATATGGCTTCAGCACAAAAATGCTACTGGCGGATCATCTGGGTATGGCACCCAGCACTTTATCTGGCCGCTATAAGCGAGGCGGATTTCCTGCAGACATAGTTGTGCGTTGCATGGCTGAAACCGGCGTACAACTTCAGTGGCTAGTGACTGGAAAGGGTAAAAAATTCGATAATGATGAATTGGATATTTTGAACTTACCTCGAAAAAAGCTAGTTGATGGCCAGCTTTATGATTCTGGCTATGCCATGTTCGACAAGGTTTTTTTCCGTGCAGGCACGCCATTACCTTTAGAGCCATTTTGTTTATTAGATGAAAATGCTCAATATATTATCGACCGTAAATACGCAGAAATTTTCGACGGTGAGTGGCTTGTAAACATTGAAGGTAAAGTGAGCGTCCGCACTTTAGTAAGGATTCCAATTCGTAAAGTACGCGTTAGTGGAGTAGGCATGGCTTTTGATTGTAATATTGATGATATAAACATCATTGGAAAAACAATACTTACAATTAATTAAGGAAATAAGATGACAGCTAAAGGTAAATCAGAAAATAACACCAAACCGTCAGAAAATGGCGAAAAACCACCTAAGTTTTGTTTTGTAATAATGCCAATCGCAGATCACCCCAACTATGAACCCGGCCACTTTAAAAGAGTTTACGATAATTTGGTTGCGCCAGCCTGTAGACAAGCTGGTTATGAACCTATCAGGGCAGATGAAAACTCCTCCTCAAATATGATCATGCATGATATATTGCTTAATATTGTTAAAAGTGAAATGGTCATATGCGACTTAAGCACAAACAATGCAAATGTATTTTACGAACTAGGCTTGAGGCAAGCTTTTAATAAAAAAACCGTGCTAATAACTGATGGACGGGAAAAAACCCCTTTTGATTTATTGGGTTTTAGATATCAACTTTATTCGTCATCATTAAGAGTAGATACAGTAAGGGCTGAAATAAAAAGAATAAGCGTAGCCTTAACATCAACAGAGAATATGCTGGCCAACGAAGTAAACTCTATCGTAAAACTATTAGAGATTGACTCAGCTAATATTGAAATAGTGCAACCTAATGAAAATCAAGCTTTTATGTTGCAGATGTTTAATTCTCTGAGTGCACAAATTGCAAACCTAGCACAACCTTCACAAGGTAGCACTGGGCAATGGGTTTCGGCAATGGAATCAAGAAAAAATGGAATAACCCTTCCAATGAACCCTAACTCATCTTTCATTTTTTTAGAATCAGATGAAAACGTTAACTTAGAAGATGGGGATTTTTATTTCAAAAACGAATGCATTGGCACATTCACTGAATACTCGAACGACAACAGATATATAACCTTTACAAATGGCCATGAAAGCACGACTTTTCCAAATACCAAACATTATAAAAGTAGAATATTTAGGGCTTAAGTTTGTCTATTAAAAAAAAACCAGACGGTGGCTGGCTACTTGACTTTACCCAGAGGGTAAACCTAAAGGAAAACCTTGTAAGCGCATACGGAAGAGTTTCGCTACTAAGGGAGAAGCCATTGCATATGAAAATTTTGTTATGGAAACTCTGGCAATTAAACCATGGCTTGATGGAAAAGAAGATCGCCGGAAGCTATCTGCTCTAGTTGTACAATGGTACGAAGAGCATGGGATTACATTAGACGACGGTGAAAAACGCCAGAAGGCCATGCTGTTCGCTTGTGAAAGTATGGGGGACCCGCTTGCCCACGAGTTCAGCTCAACTATGTTTTCGGTCTATCGTAAAAAAAGACTTTCAGGTGAGATAGCCAGAACTGCACGGGTTCAAAAAGTTTCACCAAGAACTATGAATCTAGAGCTGGCTTACTATCGAGCAGTCTTTAATGAACTAAAACGGCTTGGTCACTGGAAGAAAGATAACCCTCTCCAAAACCTACGCCCTTTTAAAGCAGAAGAAGCAGAACTAGCTTATCTGGAAAAAAAGGATATAGAGCAGCTCCTTGAAGAATGTAAAAATAGCCGTAATCCCCATGTCTATCATGTAGCTTACATTTGCCTTGTTACCGGGGCCAGATGGGATGAAGCAGAATCGCTTACAACAAAGCAAATTAGAAACCTGAAAGTTACATTTATTAAAACTAAAGGCAATCGCAACCGTTCTGTGCCGATTAGCCAGGCTGTTTATGATAGCATCCCCAAACCAGAAAAACCGGGACGATTTTTTTATACCTGCTATTCAGCATTTCGCAGTGCCATAAAGAGAGCACAATTGGACCTGCCCAATGGGCAACTATCCCACGTGCTCAGACATACTTTCGCTTCACACTTTATGATGAACGGCGGCAACATACTTGTGCTACAAAGAATTTTAGGTCACACAGACATAAAGATGACTATGCGTTATTCACATTTTTCACCAGAACATTTAGAAGATGCAATAAAATATAACCCAATGAGTAAAAAAGGAGATAAATGGTGAGCAAACTATTTATAGGTTTTTTTATAGTCGCTGTTCTTTTTTTAG